TAAAGAACTGAGCCATTAGCATTAGATGCGTACACTTGCCAGCCAATGCGGACAGAGTAGAGGCTCGTTGAACGGTCAAGACCTAAAAAAGACTTATAGCCGTCAGGGTGCTTTTTGAAATTAGACATGTTCAGCCTCCTCGATCCAATGATTACGGTCGATATAGCCAGCCAATAAAATATTTATGTTTTTATGGTCGTCATGATTGGTGAAATCATTCCAAGGTTTGCCGCTTAAGTCAGTTACTGACTCAATAGCAAGGTTAGTAATTTCAGCCGCTGTAAAATCAGATCCAGCTACACCATAGCTATCAGCTACGCCGTCAAAATCGAAGCTTACGTTTAATTTGAAGCCGTCTATGCGGATAACAGCTACACCAGTTTTTTCACCAGTTTGCTTAATTCCTAAGAGTTCATATTCAGAAGCAACTACTTGTTTGCTTTCATATGAGTAATTAGAAGGGACGCTTGAATTAGCAGTTCGATATTCACAAGAACCTAAGACTACAAGTACAGCAATTGCTGTAACTCCAGTTACCTTATGCTTGTTTGAAAAGGTTTTTACGTTCATAATTGATCTCGCAGTTTGCAAAGCCCCGTTTCCGTCCAAAGTTCCGGGGCTTTTTTGTTATCTGTGAGATAAATATTAGGTAAACCTAATTATTAAGTCAATAGGTATTCCTAATAAAATTAGATGTGCCTAATTTTTGTTTGTTTAGTGGAAAATTAAAATTAATTTAAAAGAAAATATTAAAGGTTCCTCGATGTTTTATGTAAAAACAGTTATGATAGGAGCTTGCGGAGGTACGAATTTAGTTATGCAATCAATAGAAGCAGTTGATCTTTTCTGTGGTGTGGGCGGTTTGACTGCCGGCCTTATAAAATCAGGGATAAATGTTAAGGCTGGTTATGATATTGAGTCAGACTGCCGTTATGCTTATGAATTTAATAATAAGGCTAAATTTATTCATAAAGATGTAGCAGAAGTCACTGGTGAGGAAATCAATAAATGTTTTTCAAATGGCGTAATCCGCTTATTAGCAGGATGTGCACCATGTCAACCTTTCTCAACATATAATCAAGGAAAGGATGTTACTCAAGATAAAAAATGGCCACTATTAAATCATTTTGCTAGGTTAATTAGAGAAGTACAACCAGAATTAGTCACAATGGAAAATGTGCCTGATGTTATTAAACATAAAGTTTATCATGATTTTATTCAGGAGTTAGAAGAACTCGGCTACAAAATATTTGCTAAGGAAGTTGCTTGTGTAGATTATGGGGTTCCCCAAACTCGAAAAAGGCATGTTGTATTAGCTTCAAGACTTGGTGGGATAGAATTAATATCACCAACTCATTCTTTTCCGATTGCTGTTCGTGAAGTCATTTCACATTTAGAACCCCTAGAGGCAGGACAGCATTCTAAAAACGACAAGATACATATTTGTTCAAAATTAACTGAAATTAATTTACGAAGAATCAAAGTCTCAAAACCTGGTGGGACTTGGAGAGACTGGCCTGAAGAACTTAGAGCAAATTGTCATAAAAAAGCTTCTGGCCGAAATTATGGAGCTGTATATGGACGTATGGAATGGGATAAACCTGCACCAACTATGACAACGCTTTGTTATGGATTTGGAAATGGAAGATTCGGTCACCCTGAACAAGATCGAGCTATTTCCTTAAGAGAAGCAGCATTACTACAAACCTTTCCTCAAAATTATAGTTTTGTACCTGAAGATCAAGTTGTTTCAATTAAATCTGTCGGAAAAATGATTGGTAATGCTGTTCCTGTAAGGTTAGGTGAAGTTATTGGTTTGAGTTTTACTAAGGCAAATTTAAATATTTCTTGTCATTAATAAAATTATTAACTCCATTGAATAATGCCAGTAATGTGTTTTTAGCATGTTTATAATTATCATTCATACTAAAAACAGGAATATTTTGACCACATTGTTCAAATGATTCACTGCCATGTGCTAGTGCATTCCTTTTTCGTTTAATTATTTTAATTACTTCGGGATCATATGTTCCGTCACGCCCTGAAGGAACATGCAGGTTAAAACCATATTTTTTTTCAATTGTTTTTACTGCATCTAAATCAAAATTTCCACTTAAAAAGTTTCGCTTATTATATCCATGATTCATAATTACTATACGCAGATCAATTTGACGTTCGATAATTTCTTTTATACCTTTTTCTCCTAAACCATCTTTTAAATTTACAAAAATTATTTTTTTTAATTTATCAGATAAGTTTTGTAAATCAATTTGTTCACTAGCAAGAGTCTGATGAATTGCATCTAAAGCTTCACATGTAGTTGATTCAAGTAAATTATAAATAAGTAAATAGCAAGAAGCTCTAAGGGTTTTTTGAACTTCTCGTGAAATAGGTTTTGTTTCCCAAATGTTATCAATGCCTTTATAAAGAAGTTTATTTTCTGTACCTGAGTCTAAATCATTTACAAGAGATAAAAATCTTTCAATTTCAAGACATTTTTCTTTAAACTCCTCATGAGCTGCTAGCAAATGTGGATTTGTAATAGGATTTAAAAACATCAGTGTATTCCTAATACCTTATTTTTTACAAACTCAATACGCGCTTTAACTTTAGGTCTCGAATTGCTGGCATCAGAACGCATCATTTTTAAAAAATCTTCATCTTTGTAAGCCCAATCGGTGTTTATTGTTTGAGTAGCAAGTTGAGGTTCTTCTTCTAATGCTAAAGCAACCCCAACTGAAGTTGCTTCAAATCTAATACGTGATACTATTTTTGAACCAATTGATTTTCTAAAACCATTTGGAAAATTCCTTTCAACAAAATCTAAAGTTGCATAGAAAATGTTTTCATATTTTTCAGCTACTTGTTCATCAAAGGTCGCTTCCATATCTTTTATATATGTATTTAAAAAATCCGTGACATAATGTCCAAAATTTAAATAATTATCTTTATAAGCAAAGAATCGTAATACATATTCTTCATGTTCTTTACGTTTTAGTTTTGCATCTGGTAAAGGAACAAGACGCTTAAATCTTTCAGAATTTGCAAGCTTTCTTATAAATAAAATAATAGGGCTAGTTTCAGTTCCTAATCTCTTCTCCATATCAGTTAATGGACTTCCACCCGTATTAAGACGATCAAACATCAATCTTCGGCCTTCTTCATTAATATTTTTGAGTTCAATCAATCTTACTGAGCTTCTGTTAAATCGCCTTTGACGTGATAAAGGTAAATCATTAAATTTTGCTCCTTCAAGTGCAGGTAGTTTTTCTAGACCTATTAAAGTTAGATTATTATGCTTAAACTGGTGAATCGTACGGGTACGTTGAGCTCCATCAATAATCTCTACTCGGCCATCGGAATCTTGTTCTTCAATCTCATCTACATCTGCAACAAAAATATAAGGGATTGGTAAACCAATCAATAAAGATTCTATAAAGAGAGATTTTTGCTTATCTGTCCAGACATCATCACGCTGATATTCTGGAATATAAATATCAGAGTTACCTTTTGGATCAGGATCAAATTGCTGTACAAGAAACTCAATCGTGTACTCTCTAATATCAAAATCAAAATCTTTTTGATTACTCTTTATTTGTTGTTCAATTAATTCATGATTAAAATCAGGCATTATAGTTCCTTGAGATACTTTAAATAATTTGTTTAAACGACAATCTTTTTATAAAATTGTTCGATTTTGAATCAATTGGCTTTGGGATGCTCTTGCCTGTGTTGGCTAGGTGGAACGATATCGGTAATAGCAGTTATGCTTTCAACTTCGTCCATGTTAAATGTGAGGCGCTCTCCACCATTGACTGCAATAAGACTCAACACATCATTTTGAATACCAATGAACTCTTTAATTGTGCATCGTCCATCTTTAAGACAAACTTGTACGAACTCCATAGGAACTGGTTCTGCGTCAGGATCACAAACAACGTACCAACCATTCCGGATAGCTGGAAACATAGAGTCGCCCGTACCTTTTACTGCATATGCTCTAGATCCTGCAGTGTGGGTAGGAACATATCCATCACCAGCGTTTCCTTCATAACCCATGTCAGTAAAATAACCATCCATTCCCATCTTGGAGTACGCCTTTACTGGAACCCAACGTTTAGATGATGGGGTAAAAGGTTTTTCGATAATTGTTGAGAATAAAAGTGCTTCATCACTATCACTAATGTTGTATTTCCTTTTGAATTCTTCGATATCCAGTTGTTTAAATTTATCTCTCGTGCTTGATTGAATCTCTCCTGTGCCAGATGCAAGCCATGAAGGATTAACATTCAAAAATTTTGAGGCACGTAATAAATTTTCACCTTCCATTGTTTTGGATTTTCCAGACAGCCAATCACTCACAGAAGGAGGTTTGACTCCTACTGCACGAGCAAGCTCAACACCTTTAATCTTTTTAGGTGGCAAAACTTCCATGGCATACCTAAGTCGTTCAGCAAGAGTATTCATACAACTATCCTCACAATGTTAGGAAATCCTAACATAAATAAAATTAGGTATTCCTATTGATTTAATATAAGGAATGCCTAATAATTAAAGAAAAATTAGGAGTACGTTATGAATGACGCACAACTTATAGACAAGCTAGGTGGTGTCACAGCGGTAGCAAGACTTCTTGGGATTGCTCCGTCATCAGTGAGTGGATGGAAAGCTATTCCCCTTGATAGAAAAATCAGGCTAGCAGTTATTGCTGAAGATCTTGGCTTAAAAACACGAAAAGAACTTTTCCCTGATAACTATCAAGATATTTGGATTGAACTTCGTCCCCAAACTACACAAACAAAAAACCTTGGATCATTAACCGCTTAGGACCTTAACCATGAGCAAAGTATCAAATGAATTGCCTGCAAGCGCTAGCAATAACGAATCGCTCATATTGCAAGCACTTAATGCTAGTAACCAAAGACAAGTAGCAGAGATGATAAATGTCGATGCAAGCATCCTTTCACGGATGAAAACAGAAAAGAAATCAAATGGATGGACTGAGATTGAGTTTATTAGCTTTTTGTTGACAGCCATTGGTTTGAAGGTGGTGCATGAGAGTGATGTGTATTGTTCACCTGAAATTGCAGAAGCAACGCGAGTCTATTTAGCACATGCATTCACTTCACCTGAATACATGCGAATTTTATTCAAATAAAAAAACCACTACCTGCTGTAACAGGAGTGGTTAGGCATTCAAATGAGGTGAATCAAATGAACACAAATAATCTATCAAATCAACAGCAAATAATCCAGAGCTGGTTTGAACCGGCTCTTTATACGCTGAATCAATTGCTTGAAAAGAGAAAGGAAAACCTTCGCCGTATTAATCGAGATGAAAAGAATGCTGCAGTAAAGCGTGATGAATTCATGTGGGCACTTTCACAAGAGCACAGAATGCCGCTTTATCACGCCGGAGTGATTATTTCGAATCTCTATAGAGCTAAGAAAATTCGATATTTGGGTAGCTTTATTCAAATTATTGAAGAGGAGGAACAATGAGCCTAGACGCATCCATTTGGGCCTTCAAAGCTGAGGTTAAAACCTCAAGTCAAAGACTTGTTTTATTAGCATTGGCTGATAGAGCAGGAGAGTCTCACAAGTGCTACCCAAGCATTAAACGCATGGTCAAAGACACTCTTCTAAACCGTAAAACGATTATTAAAGTTTTAGATGAACTTGAAGCTGGTTCATTTATTAAATTTACAGGTGAAATCACAGGTAATGGCGTGAAGGTTTACCAGTTAATTGGTGTGATGGGTCGCGAAGAAGATAATGTAACTAATTCCAAAAATGGGACTAGTACCAATAACGGAACTAGTTCCAATTTCGGTACTGGTTCCAAAAACGGTACTAGTACCAATATTGGAACCGCAACCAGTCCCAAAAACGGTACCGAGACCAGTACCAATATTGGGACACAGAACCTATCAAGGAATCTATCAGATGAATCTAAAAATAAAAAAACATGGTTGAGTTTGAAAAAACTTCGTGAAGAAATTCTTTTGGCAACTGATCAGGAAACTTACGAGCAGATCAAAAACGCGACTTGGTTCGATCGAGAGTTACGAGCATTTGAACTCTACAACGCCGAGAAGAATCTTTGCGATGAACTCATGAATTACCACTTTGCAGATTGGTTAATCAACGCATGTGGAAAATACCAAGCACGTGAACAATCTAAAAAAACAAATTCTGGAACGCAGGTCCGAGTCCCGCAGGGAGAATCAAATACTCTTAGTTCAAAACAGATTTACTCATTTGCTCAAAAACTTTCTGTACATCCTGAGTTTGCAAGCAAATACGCTGAAGGTAACGAGAGCTATGAACAACTTGCTGCACGTGTCGCAGTGAAACTTGCAGATCCAGAGCAACAACAAAAATTGATGCCATACCTCATTCAGGTTGGATTTCAACAAAAAGGTAAAGGAGAGGCGGCTTGAATAAATTCGAGATTTTAGCGTGGGGCTTATTAATTTCATTTTTTACAGCAGCTATTAGCGGTGCGGTGGTTTTGTGGTGGTTGGCGCGTAAAGAGCTTGATGAGAAAGGAGCCAGCCATGAGTAAATGCCAACACTGTGCAGTTGAAGAGTTAATAAATTCTTACGGCGGTTTTGCAGAAGTTAAGACTCTTTGTGAAAAATTACGAGGCAAATATAACCGCAGTGGGCTATCAAACACTGATTACAACGAGTTACTTCAATTAGAGAAGGCACTTGACCAAGCGAAGAAGTTTAATGCGGAGGGCGCAAAAAATGGACAGTAGATGGATTGAAGCGCAACGCCGTGAAATGGAAAAGCTTATTTCACCAGAGCTAATCAAGTCAAGAGATTTAGCACGTCAAAGTTACTTCGATCAGATGGAAAAAGAAATGGCTGACCACGTATCACGCTCAATTGAACCACTCAGCGGTAAAAAGCAAAGCACTCTGGTTGAACTAAGTGAGTCAATTGAAAAACTGGCTCAGAAGTATAAACAAGATGCTCATTCATCCAGCCTTTTAGGTGATCAGGATAAAGCGCGAGTTTATAACTGCTTTGCTAATCAATTGGACCATTTGCTGAAAGGTGGTGCTTGATGTCATCAGTCAGCATTGCTGAATACCGTAAGTTATTTCCTATTAAGAAAAATAAAAAGCGGCGTTCAGCAAAGCAAATTGCCAGACAACCAAGTGTGGGTGAAATGGTTCTGGCAACGCATTTAAGAGCATGCAAGATTGGTTTTGAACAGGAATATAAGTTCCATCCTGATCGTAAATGGAGAGCAGATTTTTTAATAACGGGTAAAAAGATTTTGATTGAGGTAGAAGGCGGGATCTGGAGCGGAGGTCGCCATACGAGGGGCAAAGGTTATCTAGGAGATATGGAGAAATACAACTCCGCAGCAATGATGGGTTTTACAGTTTTACGGTTCAGCACAGAGCAAGTGAAAGCAGGCGTGGCGATTAAACAAATTGAGCAATTGGTAGGTGAAAAATGAGTGCAGTTTTAAAAACACAACAAATGGATTGGTCTAAATATACTATTGACGGTTGGTTAGAGCAGTTTGGCGCATGGTGTGAAACAGTTAGAATGAAAGGGGGTGATTTGCCAGATGGGCTTCATATCAATCAAATTTACTGGTTGATGCGTGAAGCTGGCAAAGAAGTACAAAAAAGTAAATCTTATATTCGATGTGAGATCAGTGATTATGAGGCGGATCAAATTCAAGCACTTTTACGAAGTCTATTAAATTCTGATAAAACAGATTTTACAACTAAGTTTGCATTAATTTGTTTAATTAAAAATAAGGTTGAAAATAAAGGATTGTTGAAGGTTGCTCAAGAAACAAACCAATCTAAAGCTCAGGTCGCAATTATGGTGAGTTGCGCTAGATTTTATTTATTAGGTCATGATAAAAGATTAAGACAAAATGGAGGTTCAAATGAAAACATACACTGTAAAACTATATGAAGGCGTTAGTCGGGAGAAAGTTAATGAAACTTTGAAATACTACCCTGATTATTTTGGTAAAATATCAATAATTACAAATGTAATTAATAATAAATTGCAATTAACACTAAAAGCATTTGAAGGAATCGACGTTATAACTGCCAATGATCTAATGATTAAAATCGTTGAACGTTTAAAAGCTTCTCAATTAGTAGAAAAGCATAATTTAGACTTGTTGACTGTCTAGACGCTTTATGGCATATTTTTGATATAGTGGACAAAGTTATAAGCGTTGCACCAATTTGTTTTAAAAGCTCACTTAATCGTGGGCTTTTAATTAGGATTTGAAAAAACATGAAATTTATCGTATATTAAACAGGTATTCTACTTCCTATGTAGTTATTCAGTTTATAGTCCGTACCTTCCCCAAGGTACGGATTTTTTTTATTTTTTGCTATATAGTCCAGGCTGGTAAAAATGAATATCTGTGTTGGTGGTGAATTAGATGGGCAAGTGATCGAAAAAGAAGGCAGATTACTTAAGGCTTCTGACATTGATCCATCATTCAAAACTGAGTACTACAAGCAAGTTTTTAACCGTGACAACATTAATTATCATTTTTGGCTACCAATAGGGTCCAACTTGCATGAAATGTCAAAGCGAGTTTTGGATATTTTGAGAGCATCAAAAAATTAAGCTTAAAGTATATTGTAAATACATCTTCTAACTTGTATGATATGTCACAAATACTGCGCTGAAAGTTTTTTGTTTTTTGACCCGTTTCTTTTTAGAAGCGGGTTTTTTAATTTTTCTTTATGTATTTAAATTAGATGAAAGTATATGTTGCTTTTATTAGGTAGCTTATTGTTTACTTCGCATTAAAATTATTCTTTCTAAGAAGTTAATAAAATGAAAAATTATTTAATAGGGTTAGTTATTACTTTGGGTATTAGTGGATGTGTATCTATACCGTCCATAGACTTTTCGCAGCAAAAAGTTGAAAGGTTTAATCCAGTTAAAAATTGGATTAGTGTTGATACCGCTCCAGTCAAGGATATGCCAAATGGCAAAGAAATCTTTAAATTGAAAGGGGGAAGTGAAGTTTATGTATTCTGGTACCAAGATGAATGGGCGTTATTAAATCCAAATATGGATAGACAACAATGGATTGATACTAAATATTTGTGCAGTTTTGCTGGTTGTTATACTCCACCAGTCACCTATAGATATTCAAAAGGGAGTTTTGATAACAGGCAGCCTGTTTACTCAACTCCTCAAAGAGAATCAAAAGGCTATAATAATACTAGAACTAGAAGTTCTGCTACTACACGGACTCCAAGAAGTTATAGTAAAACGACTAATAACTCTTGTTACTGCACATCTGGAACTTATTGTGTTGGGCCTAGAGGTGGACATTACTGCCTTAATAGCACAGGTTCAAAAAGATATCTTCCACGATAAACTGTATAAGCTTTAAGAAGCTCTGCTAAATATCGATTATTGGCGGGGCTATTTTATTGTTAAGTATTTCTGTAAGATCTGAGTGTTGCTTTAAACAACAATAAACCTTAATGATCAGCGCAAAAGTCATAAGGGGAAAGCCTACTTGAAAGAGTAGGCTTTTTTATGAGAAATCATTCAAGTTCAAGTTGATTGTCATCCTTAGTAACTTTTATTTTTAATTTTTTGTATTTGCGTTTGTTTGGATCTAAAGCGGAGTTTGATACTTCATCGGCAAATTTAGGATTCTGCATTAATTCGTAATAGGTTTTATACCCAATACGAATTCTAGTTGGTGGGCAGTCAGTTCTTTTTGAGTAATATTCAATCTGCGAATTTAATTCGTCTAAAAGTGTTTGGTGTTCCATTGTGTTATTGATTCTGGCAGTTAGGTAAACTAAGGATACTGTAATTTACAAAATCAAGCAGAAGTAATTGATACACATTGTGTTTATAGGTTGTAATGGTTAGTGCATTAATAAGATTAAATGTGACTTATTTAACAAAAAAAGTGTTGAGTGAAATTTAATCAAAATGTCACATGGCTGGTTTAAATTATATTTATAAAAATAAAAATGATAGAAGATTGCAACGGACAATAACTATGCAAGCATGATTCTCAAACGATTGAATTAAGCTGACTCTAACAAGTTGGCTTTTTTTTAGCTATCGATTTTTAAATGTGCTAGCCGGGAAATACGGCAAAGCCTCACTATTGATTAGTGGGGGCTTTTTCTTTTTGTGTTAAGCTGATCTCCATAATTTTATGGATTAGTACAATGTTTATTTGCGTTGATGGTGAACTCAATGGGCAAGTGATAGAAAAAAGGGGCGTTAAGAACAAAGATGTATATAAATATTATAAAACTCAGTAATTGCATAATAAATTCAAATATTTACTTAAAATCAGGGTGACAGAATTTAAACAATCTTTACCTAGGCGAAGGATTTAGTAAATCAAATAAACATTATTTTAGACGGATAATTATAAAAAACGGAGTACAAATGTCGTGAATAAGAATGTAGAGCTAATAAATTACATTGATGTAGCTGAGACAGTTTACGAACGGGTATATGAAAATAATAAAATTTCAAATAATTTGATCGTTAATCTAAATCGCATTATGGCTGAGATAAAGAATCAAGCTGCAGAAAAAAGACTCAAATTGAAGTACAGCTCAATAGACTTTGAACATTGTTTAAGTTTGCCTTTAGCTGATCGCAAGATAAAAGTAGATTTAAGTCTTATACCTCATTTTGAAGATCGTGAAGAAAGTATTTTGTGGTTAACTAACTTTATTGGAAAAATTTGTGAGCCCAGAAAGATGCAAAGACAGAAAAAAAAACTTCATTAAGTACCTGTGAATTTTAGATGAACAGCCCTTAAAGCGGTTTTTTATTGCTAGTAGAATATTTAAGGTATCTTTTCTAATAGGCACATACTATTAAAGTGTTTTTTATTTATTTTTTAGATTGAAAAGATTGCTATTGGAGTAATTTAAATATAAAAATCTTTATTGATTGAGCGTAGTTGTTATACAGGATATTTATAAGGATTTTAAAATGACAATTATCACATTGCTTGATGTTGAGACGAAGAAGAAGGTGATAGTTCGGTCCGTAATAGACCCAATAGCAAGAATAGACAAAAAAGGGAATATACAAATTATTCAAATTCATAAATGGCTAGATGATGAATCTGGAGATTTTGTTGATGAAGACTTATATGAGGCACTCAACAATGGAGAAGTTGGAATATACTTAACTTTGCAGTATATGATCATTGATATTGAAAATTAATTATTTTTTATTTTTAGTCAGTGTGATTTCTTACTCTCTAGAGCCTAATGGTTACTACACATAAGACCTTATTAAGTATTACCTATTGATGGGCACATATTCTTTATAAGTCTTGATAAGTAAAAAAATTATGTAGGCTAAAAATAAAACCATTTAAAAAAAGAAATCTTTATCTATTTAAATATGAATATTTGATATTTTTAATTCAATCCCTATTGCTAGTGCTTAAATATTATGCCAATATGAAGTTGGAGATATTTCCGAATAGATATTTCCTATTTCAGGTCTAAGCGTTTTTTTTCGCTAAGCCCATTTCTGAATAAAAATAGGAAGTGGGCTTTTTTATTTTTGAATATTTCAGTATTATCAGTGTGTTGCTTTAAGTAACCCTAAACCTTATTGATCAGCGCAAATATCAAAAAAGGGGGAGCTTGCCTACTAGGCAAGCTTTTTAAATTGATAATTTAAACACAATAATCCATTTTAAAGCTCAATAGAAAAATCAAACTTTCCCTAGCTTTTATTCGTACTAATTTATTGAATATAATCGTTTTTATAATTTTTAAAATTTCCTTAAACTAAAAATGGAAAATTTCTTGTTGCAACATTGTTATAATAGGACTACCTTAAGAAAAATACTTTATAAAAATGAGGAGCTGCTGAAATGCCACAGTATCTCATGTTTGCGGAAAATATTTATAACAAAATTAAAGATGAGGAATTGTTTTCACATGACTGTATTGAAAATATGAACTTACTTATGATATGTATACGCAGAGAAATTGAGGGAACAGAATTTAAATTAAAATATAATTTTATTGATTTTGTTGAATTGTTCAGTAGACCATTAGATGAATGTAAAGTAAAAATAGATGTGAGTTTGATTCCTCCTCATAATTCAGAAGGTGAGTATATTTTATGGTTAGCTGGATTTATCGAAAAAATTACAGAAGGTGGACCTAAACCACCTCCGCCTATAAAGAAATTTATTCCAGAGTATATGAGCTTGAAATATGAATTAGATTTTTTACCTTTAAATGAGGAAAAAATTCAAACCGAAGGTAAAGAAATTACGGATTACTTTAATTCAAAGCTTTATAAGGCAACTTTTAAGAAATAATAGTTAGTTGTCTCTATTTTTAGCCACCGCCTTAGGGCGGTTTTTTTATGGGTAAGAATAATGGATTCTACAGAATACTTTTGGCTTACTCGGAAAAAAGAACCTAAAACTAAACCTAAAAGCCGGCCACTGCCAAAGCCTACACAAAAATATCTCGAGGCTGAGGCAACACTTAAGGAAGAGCTTGAGGATTTGTCGATTGGATTTGAACAGAAGTTTCAGCCGATCCATACCAAACACTGGCGCTTTGACTTTCATATTGTGAAATTGCGTTTGCTCATTGAAATTGAGGGCGGTTCCTGGTCTGGTGGGCGTAGTGGAAAACTGTCAAATAAAGCATGGAGTCTTGATCGATATGATCATGCTGAAGAGATGGGTTACAAAATAGAGCGCTTTCATCCAGACTCTGTTTTGTCGGGATATGTCATTAACTGGATAAAAGACGAATTAGCGAGAATTGAAGATGGAGCAGATCAGACCATTTCCACCGACTGATTTTATTGATCAAGCAGATGAAGAAGAAGCAATAAGACTAACACCAGCTCCAGACCTAAAGAAATGGGTTGTGGCCAACTACTTAACGATAGGTGGGCCTCTTTATAACCCCGATCACGATCACATAGCTGAGCTGCTTCATGATAATGAAGAATTTTTAGCATTTGCTTGGGCCTCTTCTGCATATAAAAGCAAGCAAGCTATGGTATTAGGTCAGTGCGAAAAAGTCATGTTCAATGTTGGTGGCTGGCGCAAAGCTAGACAAGAGCAACAGATGCGAGACTGGTTCGGCTTTGTGCCAACTTACTTAATAACTGTCGATGCTTCTTTTTGTGAGCGTGCAAACGATACAGAGTTCTGTTACTTGCTTGAACATGAGCTTTACCATATAGGCGTAGAGCGTGATGAAGACGACGAGATGATCTTTAGTAGTTCAACAGGTTTACCTAAGCATTATTTAGCTGGGCACGATGTTGAAGAGTTTATTGGCGTAACCAAACGGTGGGGGGCTAGTCAAAGCGTTAAACGTATTGTTGAAGCTGCAAAGAATCCGCCGTTTGTTTCAAATCTTGATATTTCAAAATGCTGCGGAAACTGCGTAATCAACTGAGCCGAATGGCTCTTTTTTTTGCCTTCTTTGCTAGACGTAGCTAGACAAAGGTGGGGGTATGGCTGCACTTAAAGAACAGGTAAAAATATTTATTGTTCAAGCGCTTGCCTGCATGGATACCCCTCAACAGGTAGCTAATGCTGTCAAGCAAGAATTTAACATTGAGATTGATCGAAAACAGGTACAACTTTATGACCCGACAAAAGCGGCAGGAAAGAATTTAAGTAAGAAATATAAAGACCTTTTTCATAAAACCCGAGAGGACTTTAAAAAGAATGTTTATGACATCCCTTTAGCTAATAAAGCCTATCGGCTTAAAGAACTTCAGAAGATTTATGAAGACTGGAAGAACAACAGGCTTATGAAGCAAGGGGTTATTAAACAGGTTCGGGAAGAAATGCAGGGTTATGACCTGATGTTATTAAATCTTGAGTTAAAGCAACTTGAGATTGAAAAGTTAAGAGAGGGTGAAGGTGATGAAGATCCAACACCAGTCAAGGTAACTATTCAAGTTGTGGATGCGAGTAAAAAAGATGCCGAACATCAATCCGACACTGAATGTACCTCAGGCTAATTTTTTGCAGATGGAAAAGAAGTTCCGCGCATTTGTCGCTGGCTTTGGATCGGGAAAGACTTGGGTTGGCTGCTCCAGTTTATGCAACAAAGCTTGGGAATTTCCAAAAGTACCTTTGGGTTATTTTGCTCCAACTTACCCGCAGATTCGCGACATTTTCTTTCCAACTATTGAAGAGGTGGCTTTTGATTGGGGGCTTAAAACCAAGGTTTATGAAACCAATAAAGAGGTGGATATCTATTATGGTCGGCAATATCGAACGACAATCATTTGCCGGTCTATGGAGAAACCAGCAACAATTGTAGGTTTTAAAATTGGCCACGCCTTGATTGATGAACTTGATGTTATGGCCAAGGTCAAAGCTCAACAGGCTTGGCGTAAGATCATCGCACGTATGCGTTATAAGCAAGCTGGTTTGCTCAACGGTATTGATGTGGCCACAACACCAGAAGGTTTTAAGTTTACATACGAGCAATTTGTTAAAGAGGCAAATAAATCAGAGGCTAAGCGTAAGCTATATGGAATGATTCAAGCTTCAACTTATGACAATGAAGCTAATCTTCCAGATGACTACATATCATCACTTTATGAGTCTTATCCGCCGCAATTAATTTCAGCTTATTTAAGAGGGCAGTTTGTCAATTTAACCAGCGGTGCTGTTTACCCCGACTTTGATCGAATTCTAAACCACACGGATGAAGAAATTAAGAAAGGTGAGCCTTTACTCATTGGTATGGATTTTAACGTGCTTAAAATGGCTGCTGTGGTTTATGTCATTAGAGAAGGGAAGCCAAGAGCTTTAGATGAACTGGTTGGCGTGAGAGATACACCGACGATGTGTCAACTGATTAATGAGCGCTTTCCAGATCACGATATTACTGTGATTCCAGATGCTTCAGGTCAGGCAACATCATCAAAGAACTTCAGTGAATCTGATCATGCAATCTTAAAGAAAAATGGATTCAAAGTTGAAGTTAATGGTGTGAATCCCGGTATTAAAGATCGTATCACTGCAGTTAATGCACAAATTCTAAATGCTGAGGGTGAACGACACTTAAAAGTGAACACAAACAAGTGTCCTAACTTTACGGCTACTTTAGAACAGCAAGTCTATGATGATTTTGGAATGCCAGATAAAAGCGCTGGTTTGGACCACGTTGGGGACGCTGGTGGATATCCAATAGCTAAGAGATTCCCAGTCATCATTCAGAAAATATTTAAACGGCGCGCAATCGCTGGTTTTTCTCGTTAATCAATGCACCTTCTCAGGTGCTTTTTTATTGGTGTTTTTATGGCAGTTACTGATAAACATCCGCAGTATATTGCTGCACAAAAAAGCTGGGAGATTATGCGGGACGCCGTTGCTGGTGAAGAGCAGATCAAACAGGCACAAACAAAGTACCTAGCTAAATCGGCCGGAATGATTGAGGCTGAAAAGCAAGGTGATACGACTGGAGAGATTTATAAAGCCTATCTAAGTCGAGCTCAGTATCCATTATGGGTTCAGGATTCATTACGTACGATGATTGGTTTAGTTTCAAAGCTGGAACCTAATATCGTAATTGAAAGTTCTCTGTTAAAGGGTTTGATAGAGAATGCAACCAATGATGGTTTTGGGCTTAAACAACTCTTTATCCGTATTTGCCTAGAATTACTTGAATATGGTCGCTGTGGTTTGCTTGTCGATGTTGATGGGGCTGGTGTGCCATATTTCGCTCTATATGATGCGCTATCAATCATTAACTGGAAGGAAAACAGCATTGGTGGCCGTAAGGATCTAAAGCTGTTAGTGCTCGAGGAACAATTCGAAAATAGTGAAGATGAGTTTGGGCATGATACAAAGACGGTTCACCGTGTTTTATCTATGGTTGATGGTGCGCTAACTGTACGGTTATTTGATGGCTCTGTTGAAGAAGATAAAACGCCAGATCTCGGCGGTAATCAGCTATCTTTCACGCCGTTTGTTTTCTGTGGCACGACCGATAATTCTCCACAAGTTGGAACGGTACCATTGCTTACCATGGCTAAGGCAGCACTCAAGTATTACCAGCTAAGTGCGGATTATTACCAGTCACTTCACCATACAGCTCATCCGCAGCCTTGGATTAATGGACTTGAGGGTGATGAAGATATTAGCGTTACTGGTGTGATGGCTGTCTGGAGCCTTCCTGGTGAATCTCAGTGTGGTTATCTCGAAATTTCAGGTAGCGGCATTGAACTCACCAAAAAGGAAATGGATGCACAAAAAAATGCTGCTCTTGAAGCCGGTGCCAAGGTAGTCGATACCAATACACAGGAATCAGGGGAAGCGCGCCGTGCACGTCAAGATGATCAGCAAGCAAGCTTACATAGCATTGTGACGTGTGCTGCTGCGGCTATTGAGCAGGCAATCAAATATGCTGCCCAATGGTTAAAGTTGGATCCGTCAAAATATACATTCACAGTCGAACCAGAATTTATTGTCCAGCAATACGACATCAATCTTGCTAAGCAACTATATGAAGGTGCTATAGCTGGAAAGAATTCGTTCCAGACGTATTGGGAATATATCGCTACTGGTAAGTTGCCAGCTCATGATTTTCAGGAAGAGTTGAAGCGTGTTGAAAGTGAGCGAGATAGTATGCCGCTTTAGGAGTAATAAATGGCCTCAGAAGATAAATCACTGCTCGAGGTATTAACTCAACATCAAGCATATTTGTTCCGGGCATCGTCTCAATCAGTTAATGAATTACTAACAATCTTTAATGATGAGTCAGCTTTAATGCTGGCAAAGCTTCGGGATTTGTTGGATGAGTTAAATGATTCTGAGAAAGCAGCTCTTGCAGCGGGTCTTTACACAACGGCCAACCTCAAGGAGATACGAGATTTAATATCCGGCTGGCATACAAGTCTAAATTCTTCATTGCCTGAAGCTTTTGCAGTTTCAGCAACTGCAATGGCTGTATATGAGGCTAATTACACAGCTAAGTTATACGGCGGCAAGAATAAGAAACCTAACGGTGAAAAGCTATATACAGCAGCTAAAAAAGTACCCTTAGTAGGTGGAGCATTAGTTGATGATCTTCTTTCCAATATTGCTGAGACTGCACGCCAAAAAGTTGAGTATGCCATTCGGGATGGTATTAACTCAGGTAAAACTAATCAGGAAATTGTTCAACGTATTCGTGGTACCAAACGGCTTAATTATGAGGATGGGCTATTAAGTGGCTCAAAGTCTGATATTGACCGTACCGTGAGAACAGTTCGCAGCCATGTGGCCAATCAAGCATATCTAAATAGCTTTAACCAGATTGGTTTTGAATACGTAAGACTGGTAGCTACATTAGACGGAAGAACATCTAAACTGTGTGCTTCACTTGATGGTGCGGTTTGGGAGATTAACGATCCAGCAAAACGGGTACCGCCGTTACATCCTAACTGCCGGAGCATTTTGGTACCAGTCGAAAAAGATGGCCTGCTTGTTGGCGAACGGCCATTTGTAATGGACGAACGCCGAGTTAAAGACATCCCGAAAGATGAGCGCAGCCAATTAATGGGGCAATTGGATGCAAACACCACATTCAAAGAGTTCTTCAAGAAGACAGATAACTTCTTCCAAAAAGAGTGGCTAGGGCCAAAGCGTTATAAGCTCTATAAAGAGGGAAGGTTTGATTTTGATAAGTTCTTCGATCCTGAAGGGCGTTTGTATAGCATAGATGAGTTAAGAAAGTTGGATGAAAAATCTTTTAAAGAGTTGGGTCTGTAATTTTTTCATATGTTATATTTTTTAAAACATCAGAATTTATACAATATGAAAACAATAGCTTTTATATCTCTTACTCTCATCTCAATCACATGTTTAGCTGAACCAAGTGAAAAATATCTTAAAGAATATGATCGATTGTCTGAAGCTTTAGAGTCAGCAATGGCAAATGCATATTCTTTTGATCCTACAACTGGCCAAGTAAAACAGGCTGCTCAAGATTTAGAAGCTAAAAATAATTTGTGTAGAGCGACCCAGGCGAAACTAAACCTAACCACTTTTTTAAAAGACAATTTAGAGGAATCTAAAGAGCTGTATAAATCTTTAGATGGTGCAGAAGCTCTAGATCAAAATTATCTTAGTGGACAACAGCAGGAACAACAAACTCTCGTTTCAAATTTGAAAAAAGACCTTGTTGGAACAGGGTTTAAATGTGAGTAATTATTGCCGATGACAGGCAATCCTAAACTCACTTAAGACACAATTTTCACCTATATAAGCGCCCAAACGGCGCTTTTCTCATTTATGGAGTTTGGCCTATGAGTGAATCAAAAGTTAGATATTTAGTTCTTAAAAGAGTTTCAGATAGATCTTCTCATCTCGCCCTTTGTGACGAGGTAACAGGTATTCCATTAGCTGGATTAACCTCTGTAAAGATGAATTGTGGTGTTTTTGAGGGTCCAGCGACTATCACAGCAACATTTGATGTAGGTGGTCCTCAAGGAATACGCTTGGTTGGTGACGAACCTAGACAAAGGGTTTGGGGTGCAAAGGAAACGTAGCTAAAGGTACTGCAAATGTCTGAAAAGCAAATCAATATGTCAGATGCTCAATATATTTTGAGCACAAAATTAATTCTGGTGCCTTTTCTTCAAATTAAGATTTCAAGAGCCATGGCAATTTATGGTTTTACTTTTGAAAGATTAAAAGCAATCGCACTCATCAATTAGAACTTAATTTTTAACCTTAGCACCTTCGGGTGCTTTTTTTGTGAGAAGAAAATGATCAAAGAAGTAACAGAGCAAGAGTTAGCTGAAAAGTCTGTGGCACCCCGAGTAACTAAAGCGCAAATTGATTCATTGATGGAGCGTGTTACATATACGGTTGAGCAACGCCCCGGAGGCACAACATCTACTTTTGTCCATGCATTTTTAGATGGAAAGTTTTTTCTAGCAACGGGTTTTAGTGCATGTGTGAATGCTGAAAACTTTGAAGCTGAAATTGGTGAGCGTATGGCTCGTGGAAATGCAGAAAAGTCAGCCGAAAATAAACTTTGGGAGCTAGAAGGCTACCGTTTATTTGCAACAAATTTCTAAGTTTTCAATCGAAATTAAGCGTCCTAAAGGGCGCTTTTTTAATGCCTTGAGATAAGGCTTTACCCCAATCAAACGAGAGGTTTGAACATGTCATTGCCATTTATTGTTGATTCACTTGATGCAATCAAAGAAGAACACCGTGCTTTATATGTCGAGGAAAACGGGAAGTTTCGCCTTGATTTAGAAGGCTATGAAGATCCAAAAGGTTTGAAATCTGCACTTCAAAGCGAGCGAGATGCTGCTAAGAATGCAAAATTGGAACTTCAAAAGCTTCAGAAACAATTTGAAGGGATTGATCCTGAAATTGTTAAAAAAGTTTTTGCCCAAATTGACCAAGACGAAGAAGCCAAATTAATCGCGGAAGGCAAAGTTAACGAAGTGATTCAGAAGCGTACCGAGAAGATGCGTGAAGAACATGAAAAGTTACTGAAGGCTGAAAAAGAACGTGCTGATAAAGCCGAAGCTTATGCTCAAAAGTTCAAGCAATCAGTGATTCAAAGCCAAATTGTACAGGCTGCTGTTGAGCTTGAAGCATTGCCTGAAGCTACTGCCGATATTGCCTTTTTAGCTCAATCAAAATTTGCATTAGATGAAAACGGTAAAGCTGTGGCAGTTGATGAAAACGGGGAAGTAGTCATTGGCAAAGATGGCCAAACAGCATTATCGCCAAAAGAGTGGGTTGAGTCTCTACGTGAGCAAAAACCGTATTTCTGGCCAAAACCAAATGGTATGGGCGCACCAGGTAGTAACAATTCAAAAGGTCAGCCAGACATTCTCAAAGCAGATGGCTCGGTAAATATGACCAAATTGGCGCAATTACGTAATGAAAATCCGCAACTAGCTAAAGAGCTAGCGGCAAAACACGGTATTAAACTTTAAGGAGTAAAGCCTAATGGCTGAGACAAAAATTGCTGATGTAATCGTACCTGAGTTATTTACTCCGTACGTATTAAATAAGACTGCCGAGAGATCTGCATTATGGCAGTCAGGCATTGTCGGGGAGCTTGATGAAAAAGTCGCTTTTGGTACAGAAGGTGGTACTACAGTAAATATTCCTTTCTGGAATGATTTAAGCGGTGAGTCCGAAGTACTTTCAGATGGTAAAGCTCTTGGGGTAAATAACATCACGGCTGGTAAAGATATTGCTATTTTGCATGCCCGTGGTAAGGCTTGGGGTGCAAATGATTTATCTAAAGCATTATCTGGTGATGACCCATTGGGTGCGATTGCTGATCTTGTAGCAGATTACTGGGCTCGTGAATTTCAGGGGTTTACCGTAAATACACTTAAAGGTGTATTTGGGTCTGCAAGCATGGCAGGTAATACCCATGATATTTCGGCTGGTACTGGAGCAGCAGCCGTAATTGATGGTCATTCATTTATCGATGCATCTTATAAACTGGGTGATGCTGTTGATAAATTAACAGCGATTTCAATGCACTCATTCACAATGGCAGCACTAGCCAAGCAAGGTTTGATCGAAACTGTTCGAGATGCTGATGGTGTGGTGCTTTACAAAACTTTTATGGATCGCCGTGTGATTGTCGATGACGGTATGCCAGTGGATGGTGATGTATTTACCTCTTTCTTGTTTGGCCAAGGTGCGATTGGTTTCCAAGATATTGGTGCACCAGTTGGTGTAGAGACTGACCGAGACAGCCTAGCAGGTACAGATATTCTTATTAACCGCCGTCACTTTGTATTGCATCCTCGTGGCATTAAGTGGGCAGGTGATACAGGTATTGCACCTAATAATGCTGGTCTAGCAACAGCCGCAAACTGGGAACGTGTCTACGATCCTAAACAGATCCGTATTGTGGCATTCAAGCACAAGATCAAATAACAAAAAGGCGGGTAACACCGCCTTATCTTTTTGGAGATCCACATATGGGACTTTCATCATTTAACCGTGCACGGGAAAGACAACAAATGACAGAAACAAAAATTGCTGAACTCGAAGAACAACTGGCAACAGTAAAGGGCGAATTTATTGCCTTTCAAAATGATACCGAAGCAATGAAAGCACGTATTGCTGAACTTGAATCAGGTGAAGGTGGTCAAACACCTGAAGATGACCAAAAACCAAGTGATACTCAACCACAACCAATTAACTATGCTGGTCTAAAAGTAGATGAGCTTCGAGCTGTACTAACTGAAAAAGGCATTGCATTTGAAGCAGGTGCTAAAAAAGATGAACTTTTAGCATTAATTCCAAAGGAATAATTCATGAGCTTTATCACTGAACAAGAAGCGATAGAACATGTTGAAGGCTTTGATGCTTTATCTGCCAGTGATAAGGCTCAATACCTCCAAATGGCCGAAGCATATCTATTAGCACGTAACGTTAAGCCTTATGAAGATGCTACCCAAGTACCTGAACCTTTAAAAACGGCCTCCTATCAAATCATCAAGGGCATTATGAAAGGTGATCTATATCAAGGGCAGGAACAGGCACTAAAACGTAAGAAGGTCAAAGCTGATACGGTTGAGACCGAAAAGGAATATCAGGACGGATCAGTAAAGCTTAGTGCAATCGAACAATTCATTCTTGATTTGATTAAGCCTTACAGCAAACGAAAAGCTGTATTTTTTGTCAGGAAAATTTAAATGGGCTTACGTGAAGAAATTCAGGCAGATATTGCTGAAGCATTTAATGATGATTTAGCGGACGCCGTTCATTCATTTACTTGTGACCGGATCTCAAGAAAAGATTGGGATCCTAAAACTGAAACTTATGTCGAAGTTAAAGAAAACTATTCTGGTCGTGGCGTTCTGTTTGGCTCATACAGTCAATATGAGATTCAGACGCTTGGAGTACTGGCCACAGATAAAAAGGCTACAGTGCTGCAGAATGAAGTTACCAAAGAGCCAAAGATTGATGATGAGTGGTTAACAGCCTTAGGCTCATTCCGGGTAATTCATATTCAACAGGATCCAGCTTCTACTATTTGGAAATGTCAGCTTCGAAAAGTGTAGGGGCTAAAATGGTTAATCCTGATTATGTTCCTGAATGGTATATCTCGCCTTTTCAACATGTGCAGTACACGCTTGCTCGAAATCAACTACACATGGATTTGTTATTTGAAGATATGGATAAAGCCGATCAATTTTTGGATATGGGCGCGGATGCACAGGTTAGTACTTTTTCTGATGGTGCATATGCGATTGTCCAAATTGGTGATACGGCGGATAAAGACCGAATTCAAGTTTATGGATTGCTTTTACATGAAGCAGTTCATGTCTGGCAAATAGTAAAGAAGCGAATGGGTGAAAGCGAACCTAGTGTTGAGTTTGAAGCATATTCAATTCAATCGATCGCACAAGACCTTTTTAAAATGTATGAAGAAAGCGAGGTAAATGATGGGATGGAAGGGGAAAAAGCCGACAAGTTTTAGTTTAGATGTCGTAAAAAATGCTGAAGACCAGGTAAAGAAAATTACCATGGATACAGTGCAATCATTGGTTGTTTCAAGTCCCGTTGATACTGGAGCTTATCGTGCTTCTCATATCGTTTCGATTGGATCTGGTGATTATGGTGTCCGTGGACCTGAAACAAATGCTATTCAGGATGCAGCTATTCAAGTCGTTAAGTTTAAGCTGGGCAATTTAGTTTATATCCAGAACAACCAGCCATATGCTGAACGCTTAGAAAACGGTTGGTCAGATCAAGCACCACTAGGTATTTACAGCACTACATTCACTTATATTACTCAAAAGTACGGTGGCTAATATGGCAATGACTTTAGAGCAAGCTAGACAAGCTATAGTGGACCGAATGATGAGTTTTACAGGGATTTCTCAAGATAGAATCCAGTATCCAAATGCACCAGGCTTTAATGTGCCAACAAAAGGTGTATGGTGCCGTTTAACGATTGCAGGTGGTCCGAGTTTTACATCAGGTATTGCCGATAAACCATGTACACGCCGTACCGGTAATATTATGGTCCAATGCTTTGCTCGTCCCAATTCAGGAATAATGGAAATCACTAAACTAAGCGATGCATTACTTGCCCATTTTGAATATTACACAATCGATCATCTAGAATGTTTACAAGGACAATCAATTTTTGTAGGGCAAGATGCTGACTTCATTCAGTATAATGTGAGCATTGGGTACAAGGTGAATTGATATGTCATGTATGCTGACTTTAGAAGAAATCGAAATTAAACGCCAAGAACTGGAACGACATTTAGAAGATATTATGTCTGTAGAGCTGAAGAAGTGGCAAAGTGAAAACAAACTCTGTGTTTCCGATGTGAATATACGTTTGGCCAATGTTAATAGTCTTGGTGGAACTAAACATAATGTAGTTACTGGAGTAAGTGTTGATTTAGATTACAAACCTTAAATTTCTTTTATTAAATGACCGCAAACTGGCGGTTTTTTTATGCCTTATTCACTACCACCTCATCGGTGGTTTTTTTTATGTCTATAGGAATCACTTATGAGCAATTTTGTTTTTAAGCGTGGTGACACATTCAACTTAAACCTCCAGCTGGTTGATATGGATGAAACTCTGCAGTACCCACCAGATGATGTTCGCCGTGCAATTGATTTAACTGGTTATACCTTCACTTCACAGGTTAAAGCTTTGGCTGATGGTGCTGCTGTGGCTACCTTAACTTGCGCAGCACTAAACCAGAGCACACAGAAGGGATGGCTTAACGTTAAATCAGGTGCAAGCACTGCAACTTGGCCCTTAGGTCTGTGTCAGATGGATATTAAGGCCGTTGTTAGTGGTACTACACAGCACACTGAAACTTTAACTTTCCAAGTGATTGACGGAGTAACAGCATAATGGCAAATCTTGTATTTAAATTTAATTGGGACCATCGACCGTTCCAGTTGAACTCTGCCCAAGGAAGGCGGCAATTTATGCTTCCATTCGCTTCGGGCATCCCTAACTTAACACCAAACTGGACTCAAGTAACCGGACTTGGCACCGCTGCGACAGGTACCCTGACTACATCGACAACAGATACTACTTCTGGAAGAGTTCTAAAGGTTGGTGATTTCGGTATTGGATCGGATCCCATATTGCTAGGAGATAATACTTCACTAGATGTTCCGGTAGATAAATTTACAAGCCTGTTAACACATAAGAATGGAACTGTTGCTGCTCAATATGGCGCTGGTTTGCAATTTAAACATCCTAGTGGTCGGCTTTCTAGAATCTTTATGGGATCTCTTGCAGCAGTCCGTTTATTTGTAATTCAAACTCAATTGGATGCGAGTAATAATCAAACACATCAAATTGCAGAAGTTCTACACTCATTAAATACAACTACAGATTCAAATGGATTTGTGAAAAAAGCATCTCCAATTGTTCAGTTATTTTCTAGCGAGATAAAGTTTAATGATGAGGCGGAAAAACAGAAACTATACTTTGAAAAGATAGATATTGGTGATTACCTTCTAAAAGGCTCACTTGGCTTTGCCCAAGAAGGTTGGTATATCGAAGTCCCTAAAGATGCCAATGGGAACACTGTCGTAGCTGTTGAATATTCAACTTTAGAAAACGGTGATATTTCAATTAAAACTTATAAACGTAAGTTTGATGTGGAAAAGGCAGCCATTGTAGCTGATCTCGAAAATCCACTCGATATTCCAGAAGGCCGCTGGATTGATATCCGTCTGCACGAAGAACCTGAGCCGGAGCCTGATGAGCCGTTGAGTGAAACACCAGTGGATTTCCAGCCGACTAACTTATCTCAGGCAGTTGCTGCAGCAATGAATGGTGTAGAACCGCCCGAAATCTCAGATACAAACGAAACACTTTAATAACCCGCTAACTCAGCGGGTTTTTTATTGCCTAAATTTTGGAGAACCATAAATGAGTTCAGGCGCAAAAATTCGATTATATGCTTGTGAAGAAGCAGTTTTAGGGACTACTCCGGCAAATCCGGTCTGGTATACCGTTCGCCGTGTTACTGATAGTTTGACTGAAAATGTTACTACTGAAGA